ACGTGTGCTCTTCCGATCTGCGAGGAGCTCAAGATCTGAGATCAACACCCGTATAGCAAGTACTAAACCGCCAAGCTACAGAGCGAGGCGGTTTTCTCATGCCTATTTGTTTTGATGAATGACCGCCTCCGGGCGGTTTTTTCATACCAATTTTGCCTTGCGCCGGGCGTAAAACGGAGCGCACCGCAGGGGATGCCACCCCCGTCATCAAAGCGTAGCGGAGAAAGGAGCACGATGAAACGCGAATTTCTGGAGAGCCTGGACCTGGGTGAGGGCGTGAAGCTGCCCAAGAGCGCCATCGACGACATCATGGCAGAGAACGGCCACGACATCGAGGCCAAAAACAACACCATCACCACCCTCACCACGGAGCGGGACGGCTTGCAGACCCAGCTCAACGCCGCCAACGCCACCATCCAGTCCTACAAGGACATGGACATTGATGGCATCAAGGCCAAGGCCGGTGAGTGGGAAACCAAGTACAACACCGACACCCAGGCGCTCAAGGACCAGCTCGCTGCCACCGAGTACGGCTTTGCCGTCAAGGAGGCTGCGGCCGGTCTCAAGTTCTCGTCTGAGAGCGCCAAAAAGGCCTTTGTGGCTGACCTCACCGCCAAAAAGCTGCCCCTGCAGGAGGGCAAGCTGCTGGGCCTGGAGGACTTTGCCAAGACCTACAAGGAGAGCGACCCGGACGCATTTCTCCCGGAGAACGATGACAAGACCCCCGTTGTCACCCGTGGCGGTGGCGGCGGTGGCCCCACCCTGGGGGCAGATGCCGCGCTGAGAGCGGCCTTTGGCCTCCCCGACACGACGAAAAAGGAGTAAAAGATTATGCCGAATGCTATCACTCTGGCCAAGCAGTTCGTCCCTCTGCTGGATGAAGTCTACAAGCTGGCCTCCCTCACCGCCGACCTGGACGGCAACCCCGAGTTGGTCCGCCAGGGAGCCAACGCCAATGAGCTCATCATCCCCAAGCTGTCCATGCAGGGCCTGGGCGACTATTCCCGCAACAGCGGCTATGTCGATGGTGATGTGACCCTCACCAATGAGACCGTGGCCTGCAACTTCGACCGCGGCCGTATGTTCACCGTGGACACCATGGACAACCTGGAGACCGCTGGCATCGCCTTTGGCCAGCTCGCCGGTGAGTTCATCCGCACCAAGGTGGCGCCCGAGGAGGACGCTTTCCGCTTCGCCAAGTACGCCGGCACCACCGGCATTTCCAAGGTCTCCGAAGGCGTCACCCTGGCTGATGGTGCGGCCGTCATCGCCGCCCTGCGTGTGGCCATCACCCAGATGGATGAGGACGAGGTCCCCGCCAATGAGCGCTATCTGTATATCACCCCTCTGCTGCTGGGCTACATCCAGGACATGGACACCACCAAGAGCCGTGAGGTCATGCAGAATTTTGCCAAGGTGGTGAAGGTCCCCCAGACCCGTTTCTACACCGCCATTGAGCAGAAGTCCGGCAAGACCGGCGAGGAGGCCGGTGGCTATGCCAAGGCCGAGGACGCCAAGGACATCAACTTCATGATTATCCACAAGCCCGCCCTCATCCAGTTCCCCAAGCACATCGCCCCCAAGATCATCGAGCCATCCGTCAACCAGTCCGGTGACGCCTACAAGTTCGGTTATCGCAAGGTGGCCATTGCCGATGTGTATGAGAACAAGGTGGCGGGCATCTACCTCCATCACAAGGCGTAAAGGAGGACACAATGGGTAAGATCGTGGGATTGACCTTCGCGGAAACTCCGGTGCACACCTGCCCTCACTGCGGCAAGGAGTACAAGAGTGCCGCGGCTCTGGAGAAGCACATCAAGGAGATGCACCCCGAAGCCGCCGCAGCCCCGGAGCAGTAACGAGAGGAGGCGGACGCTGTGCTGACAGTTGACTACAAGTATTATTCCGAAACCTTTCACGGCCAGATGGCCGAGGCGGACTTTGGTCGTCTGGCCGTCTATGCGTCCGCCTACCTGGAGGAGCTGACTATGGGAAAGATCTCTGGCGAGCTGACCGCCGACGCTGCTGAAAAGGCCAAGCTGGCCTTCTGCGCCGTGGCCGATACCTACCTGCTGAACGAGCAGGGCGGCGGCGTGGCCTCGGAGAGCAACGACGGTATCTCGGTCACCTATATGGCCGGGATCAGCAACACCAAGAATGACGGCCGCCGTCTGTACGAAGCTGCGGCGCTGTTTCTTGGCCCCACCGGATTGCTTTATCGGGGGGTGAGATAATGCTGGCCTGCACCGATACCATCACTCTGGTCAAGTGTGACGGCGAGACCTACACCACCACGGTCATTGACGGGGTGAGTTGGTACGACAAGACCCAAGTGAAGCTGGAGGGCACCGGCCTGGTGTTATCCAACGCTGTCAAGGTCCGCATCCCTGCCTCCGTCATCCAGGCCAATGCGCCGCTGCCGGAGGTAGGGGACCATATTATTCACGGCCTGCTTCCCCTGGGCACCACTCTGGAGCGTCCCGCCGACCTGGCCCCCTTCCATCCCCGGAAGGTCATGGCCGTGGCTGACAACCGACGGGGCGGCCTGCCCCATGTGGCGGTGGTGGGCCAATGAAAGTGAATGTCAAGCTGAACATCAACCCGGATGCCATCCTAAAGGCTCGTGGGCTTGGCAGCAGCAACGCGGCCACTAAGGTGCTGGCCGAAACGGTGGCCCGGTTATCAGACCCTTATGTCCCAATGTCTCCTGGATCCGGCGCTCACATGAAAAATGCTTACACCATCGCCAGCGACGGCTCCAGCATCACCTACCGGGGCCCCTACGCACATTTTCAGTATGTGGGTGAGGTCATGGTTGGCGTGAAAACCGGCAGCTCATACGCCAAGAGCGGCGAGCCCAAGCGCGGCACCGGCCGGGCGCTGACCTACCACGGGGCCCCTATGCGGGGCAAGGAGTGGGACAAGCGCATGATGGCCGACCGTGGCGGTGAGGTTGTAAAGAGCCTTGCGGTCTATGTGGGAGGGAAACCGAAATGACCATCATCGAATCTGTACGGAAGTATCTGGAGGACTGTCCGCTCCTACAGGGCGGCAGACTGAACGTGGATTTCCTGCCTCCGGAAGCTGCCAACTATTCGGTCGATGTGGTTCCGGCCACACCGATCATCAAGCAATATCTGGGCGGTGACTCCATGCGGCAGTTTCTCTTTGTCGTCGCCACCAGAACCTGTTACGGCGAACATATCCGCCAACAGCTGGACAACCTGGCGTTTTTCGAGGCGTTCTCCGAGTGGATCGAAGACCAGAACAGCAAAAAGAGCTTTCCGGATCTCGGCCCGGGCAGACAGCCTCAGAAGCTGGAGGTCACCACGTCCGGCTATGTGTTCGCGGTGGATACCGAGAATGCGCGGTACCAGATCCAGCTGAAACTAACCTATTTCCAAACCAGGAGGAATTGAATCATGAAGCTTTCCGAACTCATGGCGAACTACACGCCGTCCGATTCTTTCGAAGGCGTTGCCACAAATGACGATTTCGTTCTTGCGATCGGCGTTACCGGCAGCGAGACTGGTCCCAAAGACTATGCCGTGGCGCAGAGCGGCATTTCTGCTGTCGATGCACAGCTGTCCGCTGAGACCGATGAGAAGACATACATCCGCGCTGGCAAGGTTACCAACAAGACCGCCACCCAGCGCACGTTTAACCTGGGCGGCGACCGGATGCACGGCGACGAGTTCCAGGACTTCGTTTTGTCCCACGCGATCAAGTTCGGCACCGGCCAGAAGGTCATCAAGCCCTATGTCTTTTTCTCTCTGTTGACCGGCAAGGGTGAGAAGGGAACTGCATCCATCATCGTCAACTCTGACGGCTCTGGTGACGCCGGCGCATCCGCTGAGATCGACATCGACATCATGACCACTGCGGCTCCCGAGGAGTACACCTGGAGCGCTTCCGAATGATAGGAGGATCTAAACATGGATAAGTACATCGTGAATGGCGTTGAATTCGAGTATGACACATTCGATCTAGTCAACATGGAAGTGTACCGGGACGAGGTTAAACGCGTTGCCGACCTGTCTGAGCTCGCCAAAGATGTGACTACCGAGAACTACATTGAAATCATCCGCGAAATGTGTGAGGGCGTTATGGACGCCTTTGACACGATTATCGGTGAGGGAATCTCCAACCTGCTGTTCGGAGGGAAGGTCAACGCGAAGACCATCCCCGCGGCTTGGGCGGAGTTCACCCAGGCGGTGGCGAAGGTGATGAACACTGATATCCCGGGCGCTGAATCCAACGTGCCCATGAACCGGGAGCAGCGCAGAGCCGCTGAGCGTGCGGCCCGCCGTGAAGCCGCTAAGAAACGAGTAGAGGAACGCCGGCATGCAACCTAATCCGTTTCAGCCGCTTCCCGAGAGCGTGGAGATCGGCGGGGGCTCGTACCCCATCAACTCTGACTTCCGCATGGGCGTGGCGATTGAGACGGAGATTCTGGCTGGTGATAAGCCGGACGTGCTGGGGCTGCTGTCCACTTTCTACTGCGGGGCCATCCCGCAGGATGTAGAGGCGGCGGTAGACCGAATGGTGTGGTTTTACAGCTGCGCCCCCGACGAGGGGCAAACAGGTGATAAAAAAGGAGGCAGACACTACGACTTTGAAATCGACAAAGACGTGCTTCTGGCCTCCTTTTTGACCGCTTATGGTATTGACCTGACCGCCGCGTCCCTGCACTGGTGGGCCTTCCGACGGCTGATGCTGAATCTGCCGCCAGACACGCCGTTTATGGAGCGGGTGAAATACCGGTGCGCGGATCTGAAGAAGCTGAGCAAAGAGGAACGTAAGCATTACAAAAAGATGCAAGCCCTCTATGCCATCAAAAAGCATCCGGCACAGGCGCACATGACTGTAGAGGAAAGAGACGCCGCCCTTCGCGAGAAGATACGGCGTCGCTATGAGGAGGCTCAGAAGCATCGTGAAGAGTCTCAATAAAGTAAAATGCCCGTTTTGCGGGTACAAAATGCCCGTGTTTCTCGGCCCTGCGGCGGTAAGCTATGATGTTTGGATCCGCTGTAAAGGCCGGAACTGCGGAAAACTGTTTGAAATTAAAGTAGAAACCAAGTAGATGCCTGAGTTGCCGATGGTTTCCCTTCAAAATGTGGTGAAATCATGGCAGCAGATGGCTCCGTCGTCATCAAAATCACTGGTGACGCTGACGAACTATTAAAAACGTTTCGAAAAATCACAAACAAGGCCGATGGTCTTGAAGATGAGTTAGATGGCGCGGCGAAAGCGGCGAACCGGCTCGGCGATAACATGACCAAAGCGTCTGGCGGTGCTGGTCGCTTAGGCGACATCATCAAAGGTTCGTTCCTGGGTGGCCTGGCGGTCAGCGCCGTGCAGATGGTCGGTGATGCTATCCTGGATCTGGGTGGCGAAGCACTAAACGCCGCTGACTCTCTGACCAAATTCGAGTCCACCATGTCCTTTGCTGGGTTTGACACGGCTCAAATCGAAGCCAGCAAACAGGCTGTGCAGGACTACGCCGCTAGGACGGTCTATGACCTAGAGACTGTGGCGAACACCACCGCCCAGCTGGCCGCCAACGGCGTCAAGGACTATGTAGGCCTGACCGAAGCTGCCGGTAACCTGAATGCTGTGGCCGGTGGCAACGCCTCCACCTTCCAGTCGGTGGCCATGATGCTGACCCAGACCGCCGGTGCGGGCAAGCTGACCACCGAGAACTGGAACCAGCTAGCCGACGCCATTCCCGGCGCATCTGGCAAGCTCCAGGAAGCCATGCTCCAGAATGGCGCGTACACGGGCAATTTCCGTGAGGCTATGGAGCAAGGCCAGATTACCGCCGAAGAGTTCAACCAAGCCATCATGCAGCTTGGTATGAGCGATTTTGCGGTGGAGGCCGCCAGCTCTGTCTCTACTATTGAGGGCGCGGTCGGCAACCTGAAAGCAACCATCGTCGATGGGATCTCGAATCTGCTGACCGATGGCGGCGGCATGGAGGCTATCACCGGTTTTATTAACGGGATTACGACCATCCTGCAAAACGCCGGCCAGTACATCGGGCCTGCTATCGACGGAATAAAGTCTGCAATCTCCGGAATCGGTGAAGCGTTCGGAAAGGCGTTCACGGGGGACCAGCAGTCCGCCATACTCGGGTTCCTAAAGACTCTTGCCAGCGCGCTTGTCGGGCTTCCGTTCCAGTTGGTTTCCGCAGCCGTCCAACTACTGTCCGGTGCGTTCCAAGCTCTGATTGGGATAGCCGGTGCCGTAACAAGTTTCTTTTCCGCTCTTCCTGGCGCATTAAGCTCTGCGGCCTCCTGGTTTGGAAACCTGGCC